CGTCCCCTACTGATGAGGCCCCAATTAAGTATAACGGGAGCCTAGTCTACCGTGCACGCAAATCGGGCAACACCTAGTTATTCACAAGGTAATGCTCGTTCTGTAAGCACAAATAGCATCAGTAAAATTCGTCACCCACGCAGTGCAATTCGACCCACCCATCACATAATAAGTGATGAGTCAATCCGAAGGAGCTATTCTATGTGCCCCGAGCGTACTAAGGAACGGGACTTAAGTCACGTTCAATCTTGGCCAGCCATGCGGAGTTACTCCGTTGATGGCAAAACCTTGTTGAACAGTGAGTTTCGTCCTCCTTCCTCAGCAACGTGGAAGGGGCGGCAGTTTACTGCCTCATCTGGGCATAGGAAGACTCATGGAGTCTACCTATCCGGCGGTCCGTTTTTCACGTACCGCACCGACGTGGAGATTAATTCACGCCAGGTACACTTGGACGAGAAACGTGTGAACGATCGTATTAAATACGATGGTCCCATATGTATTCCCGTTCCTCGTGTCGCAACTCTCGGATCAACCCCTCCTAGTCGAGACGATTCTTATCTCGACCAGTATGGGGCTACTGCGATCCGTATAGTTGACCCATCGAACCCAAACGCCGATTTAGGCGAATCTCTAGGAGAGATTGTCGCGGATAAACGTGTAAGTTTACCCGGCATTCAATCCTGGAAGCGACGGACGGAAGTTGCCAAGGCTGCCGGCTCAGAGTATCTGGCCGCAGTCTTTGGGTGGCTTCCTTTGGTCGGTGAAGTAAAAGACACCGCCCAATCAGTTCGCGATGGCAATCAGATAATGAAACATTATCATGATCATGCCGGGACGAACGTCCATCGTGAGTTCGAATTCGATGTCATAGAAGGACAAGACGAGACCAGTACGGGACCTTTGCGGTGTCAATATGCCGCAAACAGTACCATATCTGCTTTCGCCACTGTCCCAGGTGTACCAGTAACTATTAAGAGAACGAGTACCACCCGTAGGTGGTTCTCCGGTTCCTTTACCTATTCAGCTACCCAGGCTTCATCGCTTGGGCGCTGCTTAGGTTTGGAATCTGAGGTCGATAAGCTTTACGGCCTCACTCTTACTCCCGATGTACTTTGGGAGCTGGTCCCCTGGAGCTGGGCTATAGACTGGTTCTCTAACGCCGGTGACGTTATTCATAACGCCACTAGCCTAGGAGCCTCAGGCCTGGTTATGCGGTACGGGTATATAATGGAGGAAACCTCCATAAAAGACACGTACAGCATGCCTTCTACCGGTATTACCGGTGTCGAAGGTGCCCCTCCCGACTGCCATATCACTCACGTGATTAAGCGTCGTCGAGAGGCTAACCCATTCGGATTTGGCCTTTCATGGGAAGGACTTAGTCCTACCCAACTGGCCATTATCGCTGCACTCGGAATAACCCGATTGTAGTGGCAGAATTCACTGCAACCATCAAACGCATCATACCGATGCAGAAATGAGCACGTTCACATGTCATTCGCAGATCCATCCAAAGTCAAAGTAGACGGTGCGACTGAAGTCGAACTTCCCCGCGTAACTGTGGGGGATAAGACTTCGTCTTACCAAAACTCTGACGGTTCCGTCGAGCTGGTTCTTACGACCCGAAAGGGACGTAGGACCCGGCACGAAGGTCGGATCAATCTGTCAAAGGTCATTCCTTCGACTTTGATTCCGAGCCAGAACGAAGAAGTTTCTACTTCTGCGTATCTGGTCGTTGATCGCCCCTTGTCGGGGTACACCAACGAAGAACTTCGCAAACTTGTTGAAGGTCTTAAAACCTTCTTCACGGAAGCGAACATTAAAAAGCTACTTGGCGCCGAGTCCTGAGTCCATTGGACCCAAGACACAACAGCTATATGCTGTTATTGGTGCTTTGTAACTTGATAGTGTGGGGAGAGATTCTTTTCTCCCTGTTCTTTCGGTAGTCGAAAGGAGGACATTGAATTATATGTCAAAACATGACTATAATTTCAATCTGCTTTTGACCATCATGTCCATTGGTGCAACTGTACTAGGACTGATGGCGATAGCGGCTTTGGTGATGTTCCTGACGGCATTCATGTAAGAATGCCAGAAGGACATCGCGGGTGCATGTGGCTTAGGAAAAACACCTCTATTTAAGGAGGGCTTTTGAAAAGCCTAATTGTGCTCTGGTCGAAGTTAGCGAATGAATTCGCTAACAGATGTCGCACTAGCGCTACCAGAGACATTAAAACCGTCTCAGGTCGTGTCGAAAACGTGGGGATATTGTTTTTAACGATATCCCTATCGAACTTTGGAAAGGACTTTCAAAAAAGTCTTGACCAAGGTATCGTTGATCGCAACCTGTTCCAAGGTTTTTCTTGGCAGGCAGGTCTCCCCCGATTTCTCGGAGGTTTCCTCGATCGTGTTTTCGACCGCGATAGTGGGGTGTTACTCAATGACCCAGATATAGAAGCAATAATTGCCGTACGGCAACTAACGCTGCTGTATAGCAAAATCGAACTCTCTTGCACTTCTGCGAGGGAGGCCGATGCTATGTCTGGGTATGTTGAGTGTGATAGGGAAGTGAAAGTCAACGATTCAATGATGCTAGAGTCAGATTATACTGATTTCCAGCGCATTGCTCGTTTATTGTTCCGGCCCCTGTTCTCTGGTTTAGATCGTCAGATCTTCCAGGAAGAACTGGTTCCGAAGCACGGTCCTGGTGCTACGGCAGATAAACTCCTTGGAAACAAGAAGTATCTACTAAACACTTGGACCGACCGATTGCAAGAAGTCTTCTTTGCAGAGGATTTTCTTGTCCCAAACTCACGCTACGTGAGCGAGGATCGGTTCACTTTCCTAGAACCCGGAGCAGAGCAACCTGTTAAGGTTATATCTGTTCCTAAGACGCAAAAGAGTCCACGGATCATAGCAATAGAGCCGTCTTATGTGCAGTACGCACAGCAGGCGATTCTAGAGCCTATGGTTTCCGGGCTTGAGAAAGACAAAATTCTCAAGCATTTTCTGGGCTTTACGGATCAAGGACCTAACCAGTCCATGGCCCGCGAAGGTTCAGAACGGGGTCATACCGCCACGCTTGATTTAAGCGAGGCTTCTGACCGTGTCTCTAATCAGCTCGTTAGACGTCTGTTTGCAGACAACAGCTTCTTGCTTAAGGCTGTCGAAGCAACCAGATCCCGTAGAGCTGACGTGCCTGGTCATGGCGTAATACGCTTGGCCAAGTTCGCGTCTATGGGTTCGGCTCTTTGCTTTCCTGTGGAGGCGATGGTCTTTTTGACCCTCATCTTCCTTGGGATTGAGAAAGAGTCTAACACCCGCTTTACCACGAGATCTGATTTTCTCAGATACCGTGGCCGAGTGCGCGTCTATGGGGATGACTTGATTGTCCCCATAGACAATGTGGAATCAGTGATACAGTCCCTCGAGCATTTTGGTGCTCGCGTAGGCTCGTCGAAGTCTTTCTGGATCGGACGATTCAGAGAGTCTTGCGGCAAGGAGTATTACGATGGTACTGACGTTTCAATTGTCAGATTCCGTCGTTTATTCCCTGCATCACTACAGGACGGACCGGGGTGCATATCCATGGTCTCTTTCCGCAACCAGCTCTATCGAGCCGGTTGCTGGGAGACTGTGAAATATGTAGACACCTTGATCTGGAAGGTATTTAAATACTTTCCAGTAGTCGAGGAGTCATCTCCGGTGCTTGGCCGTAATTCCTTTCTGGGGTATCAATCCCAGAAAAATTGCGCACAGCTACATCGCCCCTTGGTTAAGGGCTATGTAGTTAGATCCATCATCCCGAAAAATTCTTTGACGGGTGATGGTGCCTTGCTTAAGTTCTTCCTTAAGCGCGGCGGTATGCCATCCGCCGACGGAAGACACTTAGAACGTTCTGGACGTCCTCGTGCCGTCGACATCAAGCCGAGGTGGGCGACTCCCTTTTAAAGGGAGTCAATGGGAATTCCCCATGGGGCGGACTCGTAGCCTGTAAGGGCTACCCGAGTCCCGCAATTGCGTG